TTATTATGTATAATGCTATACTATTATAAACCTAAATTCTTAGCATCTCGCCTAGCTTGAATAGATTTTCTACGTTTAGTACATGCTTCATCAGTATGTGCTTTCTTACGTGCTTCAGCTAAAGCTTTAAGTTGTGCAGATGTAACGTGTTTACGCTCACCCCTACCAACCTTTTCTACTAACTTACCATCTTTATAAGTAGTATATTTTTTGCCCTTAGCATGAGCCTCAGAAACAATAGCAGAATGAGTATGACTACCATTACCACCACTAGCAAGATTACTATATGTACGTAACCTCTCTTCCAACTCACATAGGTCGTCTTTAGCTAACAAACCATTACGCACATAACTACGTAACGCATCTAACTTACTATCGATATCGTCTTTAGATTTTAAATTGAAAGTAACATTAACATTATTATTCTTTCCCCACACATTAAGGAAATGTCCAAATTCGGAGTACAACCATCTAACTGGCTGACCACCACCAACACCACCTAATAATGTAGGAGTATCATCCCCATAAGGAGAATTTGTAAATCTCATTAATATTAACCTTTCTATCTATATAAGATATTAACCTCTCATGATATTCCAATAACCAAAGCCACCATCTTCCAATCGTTGCTCTAATTCTTGCTTATCAGTATTACCCTCATTTATCAACTCATCAGATTCAATCTCAAACACACCACTACTGATTTTATACTTAGAACGTATACGTCCCTCAGTGATTTTTACCATAGCAAGTGTATAATCACGAATCCACTGTCTCCAAAATGAGTTCTTAGCTATATCTTCAAAAGTATTACTAGACTTAACATACTCTACTGTTACAAGTCCACTGAAACCATCAATATATAACTTATTATCTGTAGGGTCTAAGTACCAATCATTTGTCATCAACATATTCATCTCAGACATAGCACCAGAAAAGGCAACATAGTTGTAAATACCTTTAAGGTCTCCACCATTACCTAATGCTTGCATACCACGATACTGACACAGTTGATTACAAATATCACACCCACTAAGACTTAGGTTACATCCACCACCATCTCTATCAGGATTGGCAACCAATTCTGCATTACTGTTACTAGCACCACTACCAACACCATTATATATCTGCCTAACAGCTTCCATATCATACCCTGTAACATCAACTACACCATTAGCAACATTAAATGTTGCCAAATAAGGTAATGATACTTTACTCTCACATCTCCTAGTAGAAAAATCTATTAACTTATCTATTTGACGTTGAGTGATATATAGAGTGATTACAGGGTAGCCTAAAGCCACCATACAATCCTCTATAATATCTCGTCTCTCTTTTGAAAGTGATTCCATGTAGTCATTGCTAAATGAACTACTATCTACAAGTAAATTATCATCAATCCTACTCATGACTACTCACCTTTCAAAATATTATTTTTTATTTTGAGCAGATAAAATCATCTCTTTAACATCTGCTTTTTTATTAACACTATCAGCATCTACACCAACTTCTTTTGCTGTAGCTTTCAACTCTTTTAGTGTTAATGTATCAAGAAAATCAGCTGTGAATTTTTTAACTTTCTCTACTTTTTCAGTAACTTCATTCACAGTATCCTCTACAACATCACTAGCAATCTTACCTGCATTATCAGATACTGACTTAACAGCATCTTGTGTTTTAGTAGAAACAGCTTTAACACCTTCTACCACACTATCAGCCACTTTAGATACATGACCTTTTAAATCTTCTTTAGCTTTGTTGATATCGTCTAAAGTACGTTGAGATAAACCAAGTTCCTCAGAATTTTGAACGATAATACCAGCCCTAGCATATGGTCTAAAGAAACCAACTTTATCAATGCTATCCAAAGGTTTTGCTTCTTCAGGTTCAAAAACCAAAGTGCCATTATAATTATAATCAGGAATACGGATTGTGTTTTTAGTTGTATTTTTTAACTCTAATCCCATTATATCTCCCATTCTTCATCTAATGTAAAATAAAGGATATATAGGAATACTTACATAGAATTCTTCCCATACATCCCCAGTAAACATATACCAATCTACAAAAACTAAATTAATATACCCACTCTGTTATTTTACAAACTCTAAATTTAATATATCCAATACTATATATAGGTAACTTTAAATTTATTCTACGTTTTTATGACTATACCACACATAAGTAGATTGACCACAGTCATATATTGGTAAATATCCCCTATTAAGAATTAATTCTTCATTAGAAGTACCTTTACCATGATTCTCTTTAAATAGTCTATCATAACCCTGACTTAGTAATAAGCCATCTGTGATATGACGTTTTTCTTTTAAGCTATACCAATGCTTTCTAGGTGAATTTGTTTTAGTATACCTAAACCCCAAAGTATCATATACTTTACCACTAAATTTAGAAGTATCACAGTATGACACAATAGAATTAGGTTTATAGTTATTAACAAAATACTTAAATAACCTTTCAGCACCACCTACTACATTGTAATGTGAACAGTATCTTAACAACTCATACTCACAATTTTTATTAAAACGTGATTTACCAAATGTCATCAACGATACTAACTTATTATCATAATATAAACCTAAACGAATTTTCTGCCCTCTACAAGTCCCCTGTAAATGATACATATCTAAATAGTCATTAGTATCTATCTCACTGACCACTTTAACATCACATTTCCTAGCATATGCAGTAACCCTAGATTTTAATAATTGTACAACTTTATCAACATCATCCCAATCGAATACATGTATCACATCATAACCACTATCTTTAGCTAATTTAGATTTATCCCTATGATAATTAGCATCAATTCTGTTTTTACCATAAGGACTAAAATATGTATTATGTGTTGCAGTAGGATTTATCTCAATTAAAGTATTTCCAACTTTAAAATCATATGAATACTTTTGTAATAGAAACTCACGTTCATACTTAATACCATTATCGTCTAGTAACTCAGCAAAAGAACGATTATAACTGCTATCGTTACCCCTTAACTTACCACTGTAGATTAAACAAGTATAATCTACACCATATCGTTCTCTATTAGTATCTACAACTTTTTGCTTAAACTCATCTAACTTACATGCACGATTAACACCATAATGCTCTAAAGTACTAGCATCAATCTTAGATTTAACGATATCGGACTGATTAGGATATTCTGTACCATATTTTTCAAAAGAAGTAACCCTAGATTTATCCATCACATCCTTAGATTGCATAGGATAATCTACACCTAAATTCTTACGATTAGATTCAACAATCCTAGTCTTGATAATATCTGATTTAGATGGATTGTCTACACCATATCGCTCTAAATTAGTAGCCTTAATCTTATCCTTGACCTCATTAGCTTGAAAAGAATATTCTACACCATACTTTTTAAGATTCGTAGTTTTTACTTTTTCCTTAACAATATCAGATTGTGCAGAATACTCAACACCATATCTCTCTAAATTTGTTTTCTGTATCTTAGCAAGCACTTCTTTAGATTTTGCTGGGTTATCTACACCATACTTTTTAAGAAATGTCTCTTTAGCCTTAGCCGACCTTTTCTCTTTAAGTTCATCACTCAATAACATCCCCCTAACAAACCCTTCAGGTATTTCATCACCCTCTTTAATCTTTTTAGTAATGACACCATTATTATAATAGTGTCCTTTACGTGTATCTTTAACTTTAGAAAGTTTTACTTTTTTCTCTTTTTTAGGTTTTATTACTTTTGGTTTTAATACCTTACCATTAGTAGTACCATATCTCTCTAGGTTTGTTTTCTTTACTTTTTCTTTTTGAGATTCAAGACTTTGATGATGCTCAACACCATACTTTTTAAGATTAGTCTCTATAATTCTATCATACACATCCCTAGACTGTGCTACGTTAGAAACACCATACTTCTCTATTGTAGTTTTAACCCTCTTAGCATTACTCTCAGCTTTTTGCTCATCAGTACGTGGTAGCATACCTAACACAAACCCTTCAGGTTGCTCACCCTCATAATACCTTCTAGCTATCATACCATTATTATATGTTCTCTTACCTTTACCACCAAGTAAATTTGGTTTATCACCCATCAAATGTCAACTCCCAACATCCTATTTATCTCTTCTTCAACAAAATCTACATTACTTTCGTTATACTCAATATCACCATATAACTTATAAGCCAATAATAAACCAAACAAACCCTCTAAATGACCTTTACAACTATTACAGAATTCATCACTACTAGGACTCTCACAACAAGTACAATATTGATATAAATTATTGTTGATTAAATAGTCTAGAATTCTAGGTTTATCCAACTGTATAAAAGGAAACATCATACATATATCAACACCTCTATATTCCTCATTAAAGTCATCTACCAATTTCTTATAGTATGGTAAATGATATGTCCTAGAATCCCTATCTAAAGAGCCATTTAATACTATATTCATATCAGCACCACCTATCATATGTACTACTGAATTAATAGCATTAATAAATATTAAATCATAAGAATTCTCACTGTAGGAATATTCTTCTAAATCACTGAATGAACTCTTAAAAGTAACTAACTTAACTAATTCTTCATCTTGATTAATATGAGAAATAAACTTTTTTACATGTCTACTCTCTAATGCCACTTTTCCTTTATCTAATAGGTTACTCTTAACATACAATGCATACACAGTTTTTATGTTATCATATTTCTTTTTAGTATTAACTGCCATATTCAGTAATGCAGTTGAATCAAAACCACCAGAGAATAACACAACCAAATTACAAGTCTTACCACTAGGAATGTTACACAACACCCCATCTCTAGCTACAATCTTTTCCATAATTTAATCACCCCTAATATAAAATACTATGCTGTAATTAAATTATATACTATTCGCTAATCAAAATCAACAAAAAAGAAAAGAGGTGTAGAATTAACTACACCTCTTTGAATGGATATATTATTTAGTTTTGTATTTATATACAGTCATGTTTACTGATGACTTATAGCTTAAACTATCAACTAGTTAGCGGCTACTTGTTTGTTGTCTACCAAAGTCAAACGATGGTACATGTATTTATTTACGGCTTTTTTGGCGTAAATTGTACAGAACCCACGTTGTGCTTTGAAGTCAGCATCAACCAATAATTGACTTGCGAATAAAGGCAAGTATGGAGCGTAAATATAGCCAGCTTCGATGAACATTTCACCTTTAGCACCTACCAAGATTTCATTATCAGGGTAGTATGGATTTTTATATACTTTATATTTTTCATCCAAGATACCTACCAAGTGTGGGCCACCAACGATACCATTTGTAGATACACGTTTGAAGATTTCACGTACTTGACCGATATTTGTATTCAAGGATTCAATGTATGTAGCGGCATTTTTACCACAGATAATAAATGTAGCTTCATAGCGTTTAGTGTTACCAAGAATTGTATTGGACGCATCATTGATAGCATTAAACAATGTAGCTTCATGTGTTTTAACGTCTTGACCTTTATACTCAGGAAGTTTATTCCAAGTAGATTGACTACCAGCGATTTTTAACAAATCCTGCATTATCTCGTTATCAATTTCGTAACCAATTTCACCACTCGTAGCTTTTAGGATAACTGTATCCATATCTAAGCCGAATGACATTTTTAACTTTAATATTACGTACTAATCGTTTCCATTAGCACTCTCATACTTTCATATGAGAATAGACTATATCATGTACCTAAAACAGGCACCCTAGCACTTCCATTTAAGGGATTCTCACCCACTCACTAGAGCCGTA